CTCAGTAACATTCCACAGTTTGTCCGTGCCGACAGTACACGACCAGGATCCGGTAAGTGTAGCGGCAACATCGACCCATTCAGTCGCGAAACTCTCAGTACCACTTGCGACAGTTTTGACAACAGTCGTTGAGTGACCATAACCATCATTCGACGTCATCGTTAGGTATATGAACCACTGCCAGTTCGGCGCGTGTGGCGTGCTTGTCCACGACCATGTCCATGTACTAGATGCACCAGTGTGTGAGGCTACGCCTCCGATGCTTCCATCCACATAACCAAGCTTCAGCGCGACAAAAGGAACAAGGTCATTTGGATAGACGAGGATGTTGTAGCTCAGCGACAGATCGCATTGAGCGGTAGCAGTTCGTGTGCCGTCAAGGTAGGGCACTATTCTCCTCCGAACAAGTAATGACCACGGTAGATCGCTTTGCGAAACTGGACCGTCCCATTCTCGACCACGAACTCGATGGTCGGAATCGCGACAATCCTATACAGGCCCTTAACGGTCACACCGTCAGGTTGCATGATGGTCACGATGTCACGCACCCACAACGGTCTGTTGCTCGTGTTGATGACCAGAAAGTCGCTCTCCCACTCGATCAGGATTCGACCTTCCATCAGACGATTCTGAAGCGCGAGTCTCGCCTGCAATGCGACAGATGCGGATGTGATACTCGGATCAGCGAGAATGTACGGTACAGGTCGACCACGCCAGTTAGGCGGTCTGTCCGCTGGTGGAGTGCTTGCTGTTTGACTATCGGCGTCGGTGTTGTACGAATACAGCAGGTCGCCGTTTCGCGGGTCCTGTCCGATGACTGTGATTTGATTGCACTCTGGAGACTCATAGTGCGCGGACATCCTTCGGACCACGCGCTTATTCTGGAGCGCAGCAGTGACTCCAGCCGCAGCTGCGGCAGGGACACTCTGGTACAAAGTCATCACACTGTCGAATGACAGGTCGACCGGGTTTGACCACTGGTACTTGTAGCCCGTTGTTGTCGGTGCCCATCCAGTGATGAAGTTCGCGGCGTAGTCGGTTTTAAGTTTGTTCAGCATCGATGCGATGGTGTCGCCACGCTGAGGGACGAAGGACGAATAACCACGCGCAATGTCTGGACTGCGCGATATGTTGATACCTGTCACATCGGTGTACAGGAGATAAGTCGCTGGTGGATATCCCGCCAGTGTCATCATGTCACCGATCGCGTTCTCCGCCGTATAGCCGTCGTACAACAGACCATCCTGGAAGAAATACAACTCAAAGTCGCGTGAGCGGTCCTGTCCTTCAAACTGGAGTTTGCTGAAGTTTTGTGACAGATCTGCTTGCTCATACTGAATCTGTGGAGGCGCGAGTGTGCCCCTAAAGATGTCGATGTATGCTGGCGTCGGTGTAGCGCTGTTCGAGATCGCCACACGAATCGGTCTGTCACCTGTGATCTGCGGCTGTTGAACACCAGCAGTCTCGAGTGCTGCACGCCTGGCGCTCATGCGAAGCGTGGTCCTCGATGTCTCATCGACCGACAGCACCAGGTCATCGATGTACTCTGTGATGTCCACAGGAGCGTTCGCTGTCGCTGTTGCAGCTGGCGTGTACGTTGCCATCGCTGCCGCCACACCAGACGTGCGCGTGTATGGCGATGGTGTCGTGACTTCGAGCTTCAAGCGGATGGTGTCTATGATGCCATCAGGCGTATATGTGCCACCTGCTGAAGTGGTGACGCTGACAGTTTCTGTGATGCTTCCCGTCGATGTTCCAACGACATCAGACCAGACAGTGCCGGTGAAGGTCGCACCTGCCGGAGGAGCGTATCGGAGTTTGATTGGCTTCGAGTAAAACGTGCCAGTGGTCTCGTATGCAATCGGCGCTATCTGCACAGTCGGTCGACCATACGGGACCTTCCATGCGAAGCTTCCGGATGGAACGATGGTTTGTCCAGGAGAGTCGATGACATCCTCGAACAGGTGTGAGAAGTTTGCTCCGAACGTCGACGTGACAAGAAGCTCGCGACGCTTGAACGGAATGAGCATCAGCGCGATGTTGCGCTGTCCTACTGCACTCGCGCTCGTGACGCTTCGTCCTGGCGTTTTGTTGGTGTCTGACTGGTCATAGACACCCTTCTGGATTCCGTCCTTATAGACGATACACGAACCGTTTGCACGGAATACCAGCTCAACAGTGGACGCTCCACCGTAGCCCCACTGAACGCGAAGGATAGGCAATGGCGAAGCATCGACCCAGTTCGGAACGTAGGCGGAGATGTACCAGCCTTGATTGACACCATACGACGCAGTCGTTCGGACCCATTCGGCATTTGCTGTGCCGAGCGTCGTTGCAGTGAGGTAATAATCGCCGGCAGCATTGACCTCCATCTGCTTCCACACGCTGCCTGTAGTGAGCGTGTAGGCGCTTCGTGGCACACGCGCATACAGTCCCGCGAAGTTGGTCGACCATCCTTCAGTGACAGGGAGAGGCGCCGGCATAGCCGTCATGGTCACAGAGTCAAACCAGCCTGTGCTGTTCTGTCGGTCCCATGAAGTTCCATCAGCACCGACACATACACGACCCTTGTCAGGTCGTGGCTCAGGACAGTCGACTTCGACCAAGAGTGGCCAGTTTGTCGCCATTAGATTCTCCTCATCTCAGTGACGAGATTCTGTCGACCCTGCTGTATCATCATCTTCCGCATCGCTCGCTCGAGGTCGGTCGATGCCGGGATGAGTGTTTGCGGAATGATGCCGACGCCACCCTGGTTCGTCGCATTGTTTCCAGCGTTGAGTTCCGAAGCCGTGACACCGATGGCGCCCAGGCGTCCGCCACCGAATGTCTGTTTCCGAAGGTCAAGCAGATCTCGAGTGCTGCCGGTGTTCTTCGCGATCTCGAAGAGGTGACCCTCCATTGACTTCGCCATGTCCACGAATGCCGCTTGCATCCTGGCTGCATATGCCGCGATGTCGACCATGGTATTGATGAGACCGCCGCCCTTGCCTTCGGTCGACTTTGCAGCACCAGCAGCTGTCCCTGCTGCTTTACCAATATCAGTGACGGCAGGAGGAGTCAGTTCACCTGCTTTGCCGCCAGTCGCTTCGACTGTCATCTTGCCAGCCTGGCCGGCCTTATCAATTTCTTCAAAAAGTTTATATGCACCAAATCCAGCAATTGCTGCCGCAGCCATCGCCGCTATTCCAAGGGCAGGATTTGCCGCAGCCTTACCAATGAGCACGGCCACATTCAATGCCCTCATCGCTGCCACTGCACCCATTACAGCTTTTGCAACAACATTGAACTGGACAGCCATGTCAGCAAGAAACGAAACAACAGCGAGAGCGATCAATGCTTTCATCACGTTGTTAAGTGCTGTGCCTTCGGTCGCCATGAGCTTTACCAGAGCAGTCGCCTGTTCTAGTTTCTTGATAATCTCTGGGCCGAATGCAGCAAGGAATGAAGCGACAATATTGCCTAGTGCCACATTGAAACGGAAGGTCGCATCACCAACATTGTCCATTGCAGTTTGAATACCAGCCGATGCTTGTGGCAGTTTGCCGAGTTCGATTGCAATCTTGCGAACAGCCTGTGCGCCAGTGAATCCCATCTTAGAGATGGCTTCACCGCTTCGTGTACCGAATGCCGCCTCGATGGCGTTTCCTGCGACAGCACTGGCCTCCACGAGCTGATTGATTTCTTCCTGTGAAACGCTCGTTTTCGCGGCCATGTCGGTCATGCCCTTGGTCATTTGACCGAGTGTTTCAGCAGAACCACCAGTAGAGGCGATCGCATTAGCCATGCCCTTCAATGCTTGTTCGGCTTCTGATGCACTTAGTCTTACAGAACGAAGACCGACGAATCCACGAATAGACTGTTCGAGGTTAATGCCTGGAAGTGCGGCGATTTGTTCCAGTCGCCCCATCTGTGCATTTAGTTCGTCAGTGGTACTGACAGTTGTCGCTACAGCGCGTGACAGCGAATCGTATGTTGCAGCTGCATCCAGTGCACCTTTAGCAAATCCAATGACTGCGCCACCGACGAGCAGACCTTTGACCTGACCTGCGAGAGCGGCTGTGCTGTCCTTGGTTTTGTCCAGACCATCAGCCGCTGACTTTGCTTCGGTCTTGATGTTCTTCAGTGCCGCAACAGCATCGCCGGCGCCTGTAACTTTGAAAACGATATCGAAGATGCCGAGCGCCATTAGATAGTCCTTTTCGCCAGCACCGACATCACGGCCTTGACGATCTCAACGATTTGATTTTCCCAGACTTCACCAGCCCATGCGACTTCGGCGAACTCGTCCAGGCTCAAATCGGTCTCGCTGGGATGGCGCTTGAGATGTCTCACCGAACAGTAGAGAATCTTCTGCGCCACCCCGCCTAGTCGTTTGGGACTTCGTCTACCGCTGCTTCGATGTCAATAGGAAAAGCTTTGGCGAACTCTCCGACTACATAGAGATAGATGTCGGAGCGGTCACGGGCCAGCTGCGCGAAGCGTCGTCCTGGATTGATTTCGCCATCACCAGGCTGAATCACGTAGCACCTTGCCATGATCATCAGTATCTGAAGCATCTGGTCAGGAAACTCAGGGAATGCAATCTTCAGCGCCTTCTGAACTTCAGGTCGAGGAAACAGATCGGATGCCTTCGGTTCACGGAATGTAAACGAACCAGGTGCACCGATAAAGCGCTCGATGTCGACTACGTAGTTCGGTCGACTTTCAGTTTTAGGAATAGCGTCAAAGATTGAACTCAAATTATGATCCTGACAGACCAGTGATTCCACTTACACCAAGTTTGATGGTCGCGGTTTCGGTCTGTGTTTCTTCCGGAGTCAGGGACAGCCCTGCTTCTGTGACCATACCAAAATACTTAACAACATTGCCAGCAACAGAGGCAGCGCCATCGAGGTCGACGTCAATCTCACAGCCGAATCCAAGTTTGCTCGTAAAGAGAGGACCAGTAGTGTTGTCGATGTACAGCTCGAGGTTGACAGTGCCAGCCTGTGTCGTCGGGAGTGATGCTTCAAATGTCGCGCAGAGTGCCGTGGCATTGACCATGTTCTGTGTGACAGTCGTGCTGAAGGACTTCGCCAAACACTGGACCGAAGTCGCAGTCGTTGTCGGGAGTGCAGTCGTGTCACCCGTGAGTGCAGCTGCGGTGAAAGTGATCGTCAGTGTGACGTCTTTTGCGAGTAGTGGACGAGCCATTGATAGTTACCTCTATGGAGTTATTGTGGCTGTGTACAGTTGCACTATGCCATTGTCGACGCGACCATCCTGGCTCACGTCTACCGATGAGCTCACGCTCGTTCGATTCAGGAAAAATGGAGGCGTGGTGCTGTCTACGCTCTGCTTGTTCAGAAGCGTGTCGATGCGATCCACGATGCCCTTGATACGCGCCATCGAGACAGCGCCGGACTGTGTATCCCAGCACCACACCTGATGGCTTGATGTCGTCACGATACGGCCACCACACAGCGACTGTTCATCGGTCTGACCTGCATCAGTGTGACGCACCACGATGTATGGCACTTGTGGCTGTCGCAGGGATATCGGGTCCTTCTCTGGAGCGAGGTACAGATAGATGCCCTGCTGATAGTTCGGTGCGCGATTGTCCACCGCCAGCAGTCCCTGGAGCGTCGTATCTGCTGTGAGTGTGTCATAGATCCACTCGTCGACGACTAGACTCTCAACCATTGAAGTATCTCCTCACGACGCTCGTGAATGCCGCCCACGCCTTGTCGGATGCAGGAATCGCGAATGGTCTGTTCTTCACGAACTCGAGAATCTTCCCGTATGGAGCCGCGATGCTCACGATGTATTCGTAGTCATTGACGCGACCAACAGTGATGGACGAACGCAAAGCGCCTGTGAGGACCGCTGGTGCTTGTCCTGGCGCGGATGCCTGATGCGTCCTATTCTTCCCGATCTTGTAAACACGACCAGACTTCTGTCCGGTCATGCTGGCAATCATCAGACGCATGGCCTTCGCCGCTGTCTCCTGTAGCCAGACAGACAGCACACGAAAACGATGCTCAGCATCGTCGAAGCCAGACAGGTCGACCTTGACTGTCACGGAGCGAGGACCTCGATGAGCAGTGGACCGAAGCGTCGCACCGTAGTCGATACCGTGAGTGTCAATGTCAAGCGAACTACAGCTGCTGTCGGGTATGCGTTCGGATTCAGCACAGTGACGATTCCCTGTGTCGCCATTGATTTCGTGAGCGTCACGGAACCAGTCACGAAGGAATACGCCACGCCTGTCGCTGCGTTCGTGTACGTCGCTGACAGCGTGCCTGTAGTGATGTCAATCGGTGAGCCGTTCTCATCGACGAGTCTGACCACGTACGTGTGCCAGTCTCCAGTCCAGGCCGCGATCTGCGTGACCTGTTCCGGGTCTTCGGTGATCTGTAAAATGTTCACACTCATACTGGCCTCACATACAAT